CTTGTAGCTCTCCTTGCTCTCGCCGAGCGTCCCGCGCTTGAACTCGCCGCTCTCGCCGACCTCCAGCAGCTGCGGCGCTTCGCAAAGCTGGACCCGGTGCATCGCCTTGAAATCGGTGGCGAGCACCTGGCGGCAGAACAGCATGAACGTCCGAGGATAGGCCTCGTAGGCCTGCCGCAGGGTTTTGTTGGTGACGGCCGACAGGATTTCGGGGAAGTCGGAGGTGGAATGCAGCGAGCGCGTCGCCACCTCGTCGCGCGACAGGCCGCGCGTGTTGACCCCGGCATTGCCGAGGCTTTCACGGGCGAGCTCCAGCAGCGTCATTCCGCGATACTGGCGCGCGGCGTCCTCCAGCTGGAACAGCGTCGGGCTGTAGCGGTGCAGCAGCGCGTTCGCCACCGCGTCGCGGCGGGTGATGCGCTCGTCGCGGCCGCCGAGGGGGACGGAGACATGCGGGAAGGTCCGGGTCTCGTCCGACTTGCCAGCTACCTGATCGAGGATCAGGCGGCGGGACTCGTCGACGCTGACGCCGCGCTTGACCAGATCCTCGGCAAAGCCGCGCTCGAGATTCAGGCGACCCGCCAGTTCGTAGATGGTGGAGACGCGGTCGCGTTCACCTTCGCGCGCCCGGGTGGCGATGGCTTCGGTGTCGGGCGGGGTTGCCGGGGTGGCCTGCGGCAGCGCGCGCGTCTCGACAGCGCGCGCCAGCGGTTCGGCCGCGGGATTGGTCGGGGGCGGTCATCTGGGTCTCCTCGGTCGCATGGGGTTCGGCGGCCGCTGCGGCCGGGGTCTGAGTGGGATCGGTCATCGGGGATGCTCCTTGTCGTGGGGTGGAAGCGTCCCGGCGATGAAGGACGCAGTCGTGAAGGGATTGCTGGGCGCGGAAACCGGCGGCGGGATCGGCCCCGACCGGCACGGCGGAAACCTCGAAGGGCGTCCAGTCCACCGCGCGCCACAACTCGCGGCCGCCATCGGGCTTGGAGACCTCGAAGCGGTGGACCTGGTAGCCGATGGATACCGCCCGAATGTGCCCGGCCTGAATGTCACGCCAGATCGGCTCGACGTCATCTCGTTCCGATATCCGGACAAGCGCGATGCCCCGGCCGTTTTCGAGCCGGGCAGAGCCGGGCACTACGGAGCCGATGACCGCGTCCAGCGCGCCCAATTCATGCACCTTCAGGAAAGGCGCGCCCGCGTTCAGTCGTTCCAGCCGCACATGGGTGGGGTCGAGGCTGAGTTCCTCGTCATAGGGCTCGCCAAAGAAGCTGGCGCGACGGACGCGGGCCCCGGCCGACCAGACCACCTCGACGGTGCGGGCGGTCGCATCGGCCGTGTTCGGCGCAAGCTCCGCCGTCCGGCGCATGGCCGGCAATTCGATCATCGTGTTCATGGGGTCAGTCCTGTTGGGAGGCGTCGGTTTGCGCCGGGTCGTCTTCGAGGTCGGCGGCTGGATCGCTGGCCGGGTCATTGGTCTGGGCGCTGCCGGTTTTCGTGACACGGCGCGGGTCGCTGTCGAGGACGAGGCCGAGGGCATCCAGCTTGGCATTGGTCGCGGCGATCTCGGCCAGCACCGCGTCGGGGTTGCGACCTTGACGGGCGATCACCTCGGCCAAAGTCATGGTACCTGACCGGATCGACAGCAGGTTCGCCATCGCGTCCTTCTGCGGATCGACCGCTTCGAACTTCGGCGGCGACCACTCGACCGGCACATCGGGCGACGGGATCTGCCCTGCAGCCCATGCCGCTTCGGTAAACCAGCGCCACACGGGTGCGCAGAACATCGGGATGAACAACTGCCACTGCACCGCATCGATCTGCCGGCGGAACTCGACGAGCCCCGCCCGGATCGAGGAATAGTTGACCTGGCTGAGATCGCCGGTCAGCAATTCATAGGGCACCCGGAACCCCGCCGAGATCGTGTGCAGGCTCGCCCGTTTGTATTCGCCATAGCCCCCCGTGGCGGAGGGCTGGTTGAAGCGGATGTCCTTGCCGCCGCGTGCATAGGCAATCAGCCCCGGTTCGAACTGTTCGACCCGGTTGCCGTCGGCATCAACCACGGTGGGCGCAATGCCCTGCTGGGATTCGTCGTCGCCAAAGACGATGGCGGTGACGCAGGCTTCGGTCTTCTTGCGGACCAGTTCGGCCACCTCGTAATCGTCGAGGTCGCGCAAGGACCGGATCACCGGCGCGCCCCAAGGCACGCCGCGCGCCTGCGTGCGCTGCTTTTCATAGACATGGGCAATCTCGGTCGCGGGAACCGGGCGGCTGTCGAGCCCGCCGCGCAAGGCACCATGCGCATCGCCGGGATGTTCGGGATGCAGCCAGTATGCCCGGCGTTTGCCGACAGGGTCGAACTCGATGCCCTGCACGATACGACCCGCGCCGACGTTGCTGGACTTGGTGGCGTCGAGGAAGTCTGCCTCCAGCACCTGCAATTGCAGCGGCACAGCCAGACCATCCGACGACCGGCGCAACCTGCGCCGCACCAGCACCTCGCCCGCCTCGACCATCTCGCGGCAGATCAGCGTCTGCAGTCCGTAGAAATCCAGCTGGCCGTCAGCATCGCAATCCGCCGTCCAGCGTTCGAACAGGGCATCGACCTTGCGGTCCAGCTTGTCGTCACCGCTGGCCGCGCGGGGCATGATGCCACTGCCGACGATGTTATTGACCAGCACCGCCACCGCCTTGGCCGCATGCGGGTTGTTGCGCACCAGATCGCGCATCCGGTCGCGCAGCAGCGCCCCCGCCACTCCTATCTCGGTGTCCGCCGAGGATCCCGGCGCGCGCCATCCGTCCGTCCGCCGCCCCTTGGACGCCCCGTCATAGCCGCGCGTCAGGGTCTCGAAAGCCTGCCGTGCCAGGACGCGCCGGGCCGCCATGCGCGGCGCGACCGAGGCGATGGCGTGGTCCATCCAGTTCGCGGGCATCAGCGATCCCCACGGCTGAAGCCCGCCACCCCGGCCACGGGCAGCGGCCGCGCGGTCCCCGCGATGGCGCGCTCGATGGTCCGGATGCGGCCCAGCAGATCCTCGGCCGAGCCGTAGTCGACGGATTTCCCATCATAGCTGACCCGGGTCGTGCCGCTGGCATAGGCCCTACGCAGGGCTGCGAGTTCGGTTTCCGTCCAGTCTGCCATGTCAGAACCATCCTCCGCGTCGGCCAAGCCAATCCGACTGGCGTTTTCTCGTGGGGTGCGGCCTGCGGCCGGTTGACCCGCCCTGCGCCATCGATTTCCGTTGGCGCCGCCCCGAGCTGATCCTCGAGGTCGCGCCATTTTTCGTCGGTCCAGCGATCCGCGCCCGCGATCCAGGCGGCGGCGCGGGCATAGACCCGGCAATCCAGCGCCTCGTTGCGTTCGCGCAGCTTCTGCCATTCCAGCCGGGCGAAGCCGCGCTTGGTGCGAACCGTCACCAGCTGCTCCGCCACGAACTGTTTCAGCCATTCGTTCTCGACCCAATGCGGCAGGTGCACCGAGCCGGGCGGAAACGCCGCCCCTTCGGCCATGTCCTCCTCGGTCGGACGTTCCAGCCGCAGGAAACGATAGGTCTCGGCCTTGAAGGTAGACACCGCAACCGTCCAGAGCCGCGCGCCGCGCCGCAAGCGTTTGCCACCCTCGGTCGCATCGACAAACGTCGGCCCCGACACCGGGCTCGAACGGTTGAACCCCTCGACGCCTTTCACCGGCGACACATGCCCAAACCCCTGCGCCCGCGACCACGAATAAACCGCCGGGGCCTCGTAGCCCGTGTCGATGGCCAGCCGCGCGATGCGCAAATGCGCGCCGCGTTCATGCGGCCACGACCGATCCAGCAGCGCCGTCAGCTCTGACCACGCGTCGTGCCGGTCGGGCCCGCCCTCGATCACGACGTGATCGACGAGCCAGCTTTCGAGGCCGCGACCCCAGGCCCAGACATCGACCTCGATCCGGTCCTTCTGGACGTCGGCCCCGGCGGTCAGGAACAACCCGCCCGCTGGCACCATGCCGGATTTCCAACGCTCGCGCCGGTCGTAGAGCCGCTGCCAGTCCGGCGCTTCTCCGGTTTCGACCCATGTCTCGCCAAGGATCGTGTTCCGGAACGCTTTGATCGCCTCGTCCGAGCCTTGGGCCGCTTCCCATGACCGCACGATCCGCTCCCAGCTCAGCCAGCCGATGGGCGAGTAGAGCGCCGAGAGGTGATACCCGACCGTTGTCGGATCGGCGGCAACGGCGGTCGCCCGCCACTCGCCCTGCTCCAGCATCGCCGTCTTGTGGTGTTCCGCGAAGGGGCGGTCGCAGCCTTCGCAGTGATATTCCGCCGTTTCCGGCTTGCCCTTCTGCCAGCGCAGTCGGTCGAACTTCAGCCATTGCATCGCCCCGCAATGCGGGCACGGCACGAAATACCGGCGCTGGTCGCTGGCTTCAAATTCGCGCTCGATCCGGCTCAGACCCCGGATCGTCGGCGTCGAGACCAGGAACACCTTGCGCCGATGGGCGAAGGTCAGCGACCGCGCCTCGGCCAACGTGACCGGATCGCCTTCCTCGTCGGCCGAGGCCGGATAGGCATCGACCTCGTCGAGGAAGATGTAGCGCGCCGGGGTGGACCGCAGCCCCACCGCCGAGTTGGCGCCGGTCATGATCAGGATGCCGCCCGCGAATTCCTTCGACAGCATCGTATTGCCCGCGTCACGGGATCGTGCCGGTTTGACCCGCTCCCGCAGGTCGGGGCTTTCGTCGATCAGCGGATCGATCCGCTGGCGCGAGTTGCGCTTCGCCAGTTCCACCGTCGGCTGGACCGCCAGCATCGGGCCCGGTGCCTGGTGGATCGCGAACCCGATCCAGTTGTTGCCCGCCTCGGTCGCGCCGACCTGTGCCGCCTTCATGAACACGATGCGCTGCATCTCGTCGCCGGGCGACAGCCGGTCCATGATCTCGCGCATGTAGGGCGTGCGCGCCGTGCGATAGCGCCCCGGTTCAGCGGACGCCCGGCCCGACAGCATCCGGTGCCGGTCCGCCCATTGTGAAACGGTCAGATCGGGATCGGGTGTCAGTCCCGCGCCCCAGGTGCGCAGGATTTCCACCGCGCCGTCGAAGTCGGTCAGGTCGTCGCCAGCTTCACCGGAAATCAGGCCGAACCTCGGCAAGTTCGTCGAGGTGGGCGCGTACATGTTTTTCCAAGGCCTTCTGCATTGCGGCCGGTTCCACGCCCAGTTCCGCCGCCATCAAAGCCGACGACCGCGCAGGCCAGTTTACCCAGGCATCCCGCACCTCGCGCGCCAGCCGGAACACCAGCGACAGCGCGCGCGCCCGCTCGATCAACTCCCCCTTCAGCTTTTGCAGACGGATCCGCCGCTCCTGCGCCTTCAGAACCTCATTGGCGGTTTTCGCCTGCAGGTAGGTTGTGCCGCCCCCGACCGCAGGCACCGCCAGACCCTGCTCGCGGAGCGTATCGCCGACGGCAGCAACGGCCGCCTCGGGCACCGGCTTCAGCTTCGGTTCGGGCGGTTTCCGGGTCTTCGACGGGTCGGTCGTTTCCGACCGGCGCACGTCGCTGGCGGCCGCGTTGATGCTGCCATCGGCGAACAGGACCAGTCGTTCGGCCGTCTTCGCCTTCTGGATCGCGCCCCGCGAAAGGCCGACATGCGCGGCGTACTGGCGCTCGCTCATGCCCTGCATTGACGGCTCCGATTATCATTCAAGATCATGTGCTTATCTCGTTGATAAGCATCGCAGTCAGAGCGAACGTGTGTCCAGAGGGACGATGCAACTCACCAAGGAGCCACCAAGATGACCCGCCGCGCGACCGACAACACGAAAGCCCTGGACGCCTTCATCGCCGCAAAGACCGAGATCGACGCGATGCTGGCACGCCTCGCCGCCATCAGCACCGACCACTTCGAGACCAGCCCCGACGAGATCCATTGGGGGCACGTCAGCACCCTGAACCACTACCGCGCAAAGCTGCGCGAGATCACCGACAGCGCCTTCAAGGAAGGCGAACACGCCGAGTAACCAATCCAGCCACCGCGCCAGCCCCGCCCTGCGGGGCTCGGCCCCGTAGAAGGGCTTGCATCCCGCGCGCCCCGAAACGGAGACGACGATGACCCAGCTTTCCGACACCCAAGCCCTGATCCTGAGCGCCGCCGCCCAACGGCCCGAACGCATCGCCCTGCCGCTGCCCGAAAGCCTGCGCGGCGGTGCCGCCGCCAAGGTTGTCGGCGCGATGCTCGCCAAGGGCCTCCTGCAGGAGGTCGACGCCGACCTGCGCAAGGGCGAACCCATGTGGCGCGAAACCGGCGACGGCCACGGTGTCACGCTTGTCGCCACCGACGCAGGCCTTGCCGCCATCGGCATCGTGCCCGAAGGCGCGAACAGCGCCCCCGAGGGCGCGAGGGACGCGCGGACAGTGGAAGCCGCGCCCGACACCCCCGCCGAACCCGACACCGCGCCCAAGGCGCGCACGCAGCGCGAGGGCACCAAGCAGGCCAAGCTGATCGCCATGCTGCGCGCGCCGGACGGCGCGACCATCGAGGAGATCATGGTCGCCCTCGACTGGGCGGCTCACACGATCAGGGGCGCGATGGCCGGAGCGCTGAAGAAGAAGCTCGGGCTCGAGGTGACCTCGGAGAAGGTCGAGGGGCGCGGACGGGTCTATCGACTGCCCGCTGGCTGATTGGTTTGCCGCTGAAGACCCCATTGCCGCCGTCCCATCACGGGCGGCGGTTTTTCATTGCATCGACAGCAGATCGCGCGCCGCCGCCTGCAGGATGTCCTGCGCCATCCGGGGCTCGCAAGTATAGATGCCGCCCGGCTCAGGTTCGCCGACATTATCCTCGAACCATTGCCGACCCTCGTCAGAGATCGGACGCAGGACCACGATGGTCCCGTGGTTGTTGATTTCGATGTGTTGCCAGTCGGACATGTGCCAAGGCTAGCATCCGTCGACCGGCACCGCCAGCGGGTCAGGGGCGTCGCCATCGCTCGAACAGCCGCCGCAAGGCGAACGAACGGGCGATACTCACGAACGAGAAAATGACCCCCATCTTAAGGTTCTGTGCCAACGTGGCGTGGAGGCCGAAGACCGGGAAGATCAGGATCTGCGTGACGACGGCGACGCCATAGCCGACGACCACATTGGTCACCGCTTCGACCAGTGACATGGCACGCGATTGCTTCATACTGCCACCTCAACCGTCGGCAAGCAATTCAGCTGCCAAAGTTCTGAGCGCATGCGCTGCAACCAGCGGGACCACTCCGTTTCCACAGAGGCGAAGCCGGTCCACCCGGTGGGCCAGCCCATCAGCGCCTCGACGAACAGCGGGTTCAAGGTCCGGCGCACATCGGAGGTATCGTTCCCAGCCATCGGCGTCACCAGGACCTGGCGGCCAAGCAGGCCGTTCACTGGCGTGTTCGCCAATGTCGTCGCCCCATCCTTGTGATCGCGAGCTGTCGGCGTCATCCACATCCCGGCCGCATGGGTCAGATCGGCCGACCGCCGATTGCCCGCGCTCGGCTTGCAGCCGTCGTGCGCCATCGGCGTCGGCCAATCCCGCGCCATGCGGTCCAGACCCTTCTCGTCGCGCCGTTCGCCGCCCCGGCTGCGAAAGCTGTCGGTCTGCGGCGTCGGCCACATCGCGGCCGTCGTCGCGAGGTTCATCCCGTGCCTGCCCCGCTGCCTGCGACGGCGTCGGCTTCGTCTGCCGGTTCTCGTTGGCGCTGGCCCTCGGCGTCGGCCAGACGCCGCTAGTACGTTCCGTCCGGTTCCCGCCACTCGACCGGGTCCCAGAGCAGGCGCGCGGGGTCGGCCAACTCGTCGTTTTCGCGGATGGCGAGGATGAACAGCCGCTCGCGCTTGTGGGGCGCGCCGACTTCCGCCGCCGTGAAGAGGCCTGCCGCAAGCTTGTAGCCCATGCCGACCAG